ATTGGTATCGTTAGATAAAAGTGCCCTTTCGGTATTCGGTATGGTCCTCCTCCCTACGGGAGGGCTACGTTCGTACCGAAGCCCCCCTCGGGTGGGGCTTTTGGTACACAGCTTTTTTGGAGAAGATGACATGACAGCTAGAAACCGCAGACGCGGATATGAACTTGAGAAAGAGACTGTCGATTTTTGGAAAGATCAGGGCATAGCCTGCGAGCGTGTGTTTGCCAGCGGTGCCTACAAGCGACTGGGCAAGGATTTTGAGGGCGATCTAAAATTAGACGACACGTACGTGGTCGAATGCAAACGGCGCAAGACTGGATCGGGGTTTAAATTTTTATACGACGCGTTGGAGCAGGACGACGCAGACCTTCTGGTTTTGCGAGCCGACAGAGAGCGCAGGCTCTACGTGCTGGAGGAGGACACGGTCCTACACTTGCTGAAGCGTGCGCGATCAGAGTAAGGTGACTGCCATGCGATACTACGTTTATACACTGATTGACCCGCGTGACCTTAAGCCGTTCTACGTGGGTAAGGGCAATGCCAACCGGCGCTTCCAGCATATGAAGAAGTTGCCTGCCGATCTTGAAAAGGCAGGGGAGAAGGCACGCATTATTCGTGACATCAAAGACGCTGGCTTGAAACCTCAGTCTATTATCAATGGCTGGTACGACGAGGAGCGTGATGCTCTTGAAGCTGAGCAGACTTTGATCGAGAGCATTGGGCTTGAGAACTTGGCTAACCAAAATTTAGGGGGAGGAGGTGATCGGTCATCTAAGCGCAACCGTAACCTGACGGCGAAGCAGGAAGGTTTCGCTCGTGCCATTGTTTCTGGCTCCAACCAATCTGATGCGTACAGAGCCTGTTACAACGTAATAAATATGACGGACAAGCAAGTTCACGAAGAAGCGTCCAAACTGCGCTCTCACCCAATGGTCTCCCAAAGAATAGATGCTTTAAACAGGCCAGCGGTGCAGAAAGTGAGAGAAAATAAGGCGATAGACTTGGCCTATCTTCTCTCGCGGCTGGAAGATGCTCTCGACTTAGCGGAGCAAACTGATCAGCCGGGAGCGATGACGGCTGCACTTCGCGAGATGTCGGTCCTAAGTGAGCTACGTCCCGTCGAGAAGCGAGAGCAGACGAACATCAATGTCACCGATCTGTCGGAGCGTATCCAGCAAGGCCGCGCCCGTCTAGTTGCGATCAAGGGAGGCCGCAATGACGACGGCGCAACATAGCTGGGGTCCGCCCCTACCGGGGGCTGGACCGCAGCGTATCTGCGTCTGCTGCGGAGCGCGAGAGACTGCGTCTAGTCGCGATCCGCAGCACCCGGACTTCGTCTGCGTCGGACCGACGGAGCTAGCCGACTACAACGCGGTGTATGCCCGCAGCGAGTATGAGCCGCTGTGATGGCTCGCCTGTCCGACCTCGACCCCGTGACGCTGCTGACCGAGTGGTCGGTGTTGCCGCCGTCCCACTACCTGTGGGACTGCGATAACACCGAGGTCACGGTGTGGGAGCATTTCATCATGCTCACACACCCTGACCATCTGCCTGCCGTCCTGCCGCATGATGAGGAGCCGCCCCGATGGTACACAATGGCGAACAGCCCCGCCGTAGACATGGACGTCGTCCATTGATGCGGCGCGTACGTCTTGGCATCGTCCTGCTGCCAGTCATGCTATCGCTTGGCGGCTGCGTCGTGACCGCCGTCACGACAGCCGCCAGCATCATAACCAACACGTTGCAGTCGGTGCAGATCGACCGATTGGAGAAGAAGATTGAGCGCGGACCTAAGCATTGATCTAGAGCTAGCCGACCTGATGGCAGAGTGCTACGCCGACCCGCTGCGGCATGTGCTGGTCAGCTACCCGTGGGGGTCAGGCTCGCTCGCCGGGTTCAGCGGACCCGACACATGGCAGCGGGACTTCCTCACCGAACTGGGCGACGATGTGACGAAGCGAGGCTTCGACGGATCGTCGCCCGTCGCACCCATCAATTACTCAACCGCGTCGGGTCACGGTATCGGCAAGTCGGCACTGACCGCATGGCTGATACGGTGGATCATGGACACCCGGCCCTACTCGAAAGGCATCTGCACCGCCAATACGTCAGAGCAGCTACGGACCAAGACGTGGTCCGAGCTAGCGAAGTGGCACCACCTCGGTATCACGAAGCACTGGTACACTCTGAACGCTGGCGCGGGGTCGATGAATATGTATCACAATGCCCACCGTGAGACTTGGCGGATCGACGCGCAGACTGCGAAGGTCGAGAATAGCGAGGCGTTCGCTGGCCTGCACGCAGCCAACGCAACACCGTTTTACATCTTTGATGAAGCGTCTGGTATCCCTGACAAGATATTCGAGGTCCGCGAGGGAGGGCAGACCGACGGAGAGCCGATGACGTTCGACTTCGGCAACCCGACACGAAACACGGGGCGGTTCTACGAGAACATGCAAGGCCGCTACCGACATAGGTACACCCGCCGCTACATCGATAGCCGCACCGTGTCGATAACGAACAAGGGCCTGTTCGATCAGTGGATCGAGGACTACGGCATCGAGTCCGACTTCGTGAAGGTCAGGGTGCTGGGACAGTTCCCCGATGCTGGCGAGCTACAGTTCATACCGACGTCCGCCGTGCGGGACTGCGTCGGGCTGGAGGTTGTGGTGCAACCACACGATCCGCTGGTCATGGGTGTGGACGTGGCACGCTTCGGTGACGACCAGTCCGTCATCTACTACAGACAGGGCCGGGACGCCGAGAGCCAAGGTATGCACACCTACCGAGGCGTGGACACCATGACCCTAGCTGCCGAGGTTGCGAGGCACGCGGCGGAGAAACGACCCGACGCGATCTTCATAGACGGCGGCGGTGTGGGTGGCGGTGTGGTGGATCGGTGCAGGCAGCTAGCCCTCAACGTCATTGAGGTCAACTTCGGGTCGAAGGCAACGCAGAGTATGTACGCCAACATGCGGGCGCAGTGCTGGGGCAATATGAGGACGGCGATACAGGACGGCATACGGCTACCCGACAACGACGACCTAGTGACGGACCTGACCGGGCTGGAGTACGGCTTCAATACGCGCAACCAGATACAGCTTGAGAAGAAAGAGGACGCCAAGAAGCGTGGCATTGCGTCACCCGACTTGGCGGATGCCCTAGCGTTGACGTACGCGATGCCCGTTGCACCGACTAGGGTATCCTACCGAGGCGACGTAGTGCAAACACAGACCGACTACAATCCATACGACTAGACGCAAAGCGCCAGATTGTGGTATAGGCGAAGACTATGGATGCCCTGATAGTCTTTAACGCGGAGAACTTCCACCCGCTACACCGCATCATGCACAGAGATAGGCGGCATGTGTGGTGTGCGATACGCGATAAAGGGCGGGGCCACTGGGTAGGTTACGACTGGGGGCAAGGCTCGCCCCGCATAACGTGCTTGGCAAAGGACGACTACGATCTAGCCGGGTTTTATCTCAAACACGGCTACGAAGTAATAGAGACGCACGTTAAGCGGGTCCCGCCACGCGGACCCCTCATGCTCAATAACTGCGTTGGGCATGTGAAGTTGTTGCTAGGTATTCGGTCGTGGGCACTGACGCCGCACCAACTGTACCGGCACTTGAAGAGAGAGAAGAAGCGCATGGGTATTTTTGACCGACTGCTAGGCTACTTCGTTATTCCCGGTTTTGGCGGCGGCGCTCCCAGCCCGCCCCCGCCACCTCCGCCTCCCGAGCCACCTAAGCCAGTTGCGCGTAAGACGGACGAGTCGGTGCAGCAAGCCCGACGCGACGAGCAGCGCAGGGCACGCATTGCTGCGGGTCAGGGTGGGACTATCAAGACGCCGCTGGGCGGGGTGGGTGACGCCACAACAACCAAAACGCTGTTAGGGCAGTAGCATGGCCCTACTAGCGACACCGGAGAACTTACACTCCCTCGCTACCATCAAAGGTAAGCGCGGGCCTATCATCCGAAGGTATAAGAAACTGGAGAGTTACCGCTCGTCGTGGCGCTCTCACTGGATGGAGATCAGTGACTATCTGGTGCCGCGACGTGGGCGCTTTCTAATCGAAGACAGCCAGAACACGCGGGGGCGCAAACGCAACTCTAAAATTATTGATAGCTCACCGACACAGGCTCTACGGACGATGGCGGCGGGGTTGATGTCTGGCATGACCAGCCCTGCGCGACCGTGGCACCGTCGTAAGGTTTCTAACGACGAGATGATGGAACGGGACGACGTGAAATTGTGGTGTTCTGAGGTTGAGCGGATCGAGCGAGCGGTCTTGAACGCCTCGAATTTCTACAATGTCATGCACACCGTCTACACCGAGTTGGGTGCCTTCGGCACTGCGCCGCTCTACAGGGAGCGAAGTTTCGACACGGTTATACGCTTTCGCCCATACACCGTAGGCGAGTATGTCATTGCTGAAAATCATCTTGGCGAGGTCGATACATTAGGCCGATATTTTACTATGACCGTAAGCCAAGTTGTAGAGAAATTTGGCCTACAGCCTAACGGTACGATTGACTGGAGCGGCATAAGCTCCACAACCCACAAGCTATGGGATAGCCAGAACTACGACGAGCTTGTCCCAATTATACACATGATTGAACCGCGCCGTAACGAAGAGCGCGACATGTCTAAAAAAGACCAGCTTAACATGCCCTACCGATCTGCCTACATGGAGTACGGCGGAGACGGTGACAAACTACTGTTTGAAGGGGGGCACGCAAAACTGCCTGCCTATATTCCGCGTTGGGATGTTCTGCAAGGCGACGTTTATGGCCGGTCTCCCGGCATGGACGCCCTCGGAGATATTAAGCAGTTACAGCACGAACAGAAGCGTAAGGCGCAGGCCATAGATAAAATGGTCAACCCGCCGATGGTCGCGTCGATTAACTTGCGCGGCAAGCCGACGTCAACGCTGCCGGGTAGCAATACCTACGTAGACCCAACGCAGGGCAATCAAGGTTTCCAGCCCGCGTATCAGATACAGCCGCGCATACAGGAACTGGC